GGAGATTGTGGTAAGTTTGATAAGACTATGCATCATCTCTTCAAGTGTAAAAAGATAAGGTTTTACTTGAGGATGCTTAAGTCAGCACCTGACATTATCAAGAGATTGATAATGTTGAGCATGATAGTCATAGTCACAATGCCCTGGCTAACTGCTGTCTTGTTCGGTAAAACTTTCTCTGGCGATTGGGACACACTGTTGGGCAACACCATTCTGCTTATGATGATCTTGTTCACTGCAATTAGGTTAATGGGATGGAGGACTAGAGCTAGGCTCATAGGAGACGACTCAAACTTGAATCTATCCGTAGAACAGGACCAAATTCTAAAACAGTTCCTCGCAATAATTGGCGTTGAGTATGATTCCATAAGAACAAACGGTGAATTTCAAAACTACAACTCGCAAGTGGCCATGGTAGATAAGAAAGGAAGAGCGTTCACCGTTATTGAGAAACCTAGTAGAGCCCTTAAATGTTGTTTTATCCCTTATAGAATAGATAATGATAGGTTGAGAAGAAAAGGTGGAAAGTATGAGCAGACTGTTCTCCAAAATGTGAATTTCATAAACCGACACAGTGGTGATCCTGTTTTGAAACGAGTTGGAGAATTACTGACCTCAAAATTCGGGGATGTCAAAATAACTCCCAATGAATATAAAAAAGTGATAGGGAAACCATACAAAACCATGAACGTGCACCAACATGAGATGAGCGACGAATCATGGGAGGTTTACGCCAACTATGTGTACAAAATGAGCACACGAGATCTACGTGATGGGATCTCACGCCTCAAACTAGGAGATAGATAGAGCTTGATGAACATAGTGAGACCATCAGAAGAACACATTTTTAACTTTCATGAGGACAAGTCCATGTCAATGTTTTCATGCTATAGAGCCATTTCAGAGGACATGCAACCACAGGGGAGAGTAGTGTATTGGGAAGAGGAGGACAGGAGAACAAACAGAGCGTAAAAGAAGGAAAAACCCAAAAAACCAGGGGAAAAAGACTGTACAAAATAAAACAGAAACACCACAAAAACCTAAGAAAACAACAAAAAACAAGAAAATTGGAAAAAACCAAAAAGAAATTTTTAAGACAATAGAAATGTCTTATGCTTAGTCAGGCCACAATAAGTATGGGGTCATATAGTTAGCCACGGAGATCGAGTCCGTGCTGCCTGTGAAGCAATGTGTCGATCAGACACCACCAACCCATGACCAGC